GCAAAAATAGGTATCGATGATTTTGATTTAGATTTAGATTTTAGTGCATCGAACATGATGTTGTGGAATAATAAGCTCGTATTAGTAGATTGGTGATATTTATTATATATAAAGGTTAAAAATGATCAAGTTAAAAAACTTATTAACAGAAGATGTAAATTATATATTAAAAAAATCACCAAATGCAATTATTTCAAAAGCAGCTGACTTAATGGCAGGTGTATTTCGAATTAAATTTAAAGCTACTAGAGACGAAAAATCTCCTCCGGATTTTGAACATGACGTCATGTATGTTTTAACATCTCCTAAAAATACACAATATGGTCCAGCATCTAGTTTTGCAAATGGCGATTGGTATTATATAATAGGAGATGACCGTAAAAAAGCAGAACGACGTCTTGTAACTGATGTATTAATTTATCCGAAACGAAAATTAGTTGGCGTTGATAAAGGAAAGCAAAAATGGGAAGAAATTGAATTTTTATTTAAAACAACACCAAAATCATCGGGTAAAGTTGGAAGTAGCGATATTATCAAAGTAAGTGATTTTGTTTCAGCTATCGATCCTAAGGCTGAAAGAATTCCTGAAACATTGGGAACTGGTGCTACATTGATCAAACAAATAAATGACATACTTAATAATACAATTGTAGATTCTCCTAGTAGTGATGAAAAAGAAATTGTGGTTGTCAAAAAAGATGGATCTTCAGATGATTCTAAAAAAGATGGATCTTCAGATGATTCTAAAAAAGATGATTCGGTAGTTATTGATAAAAAAGATGATGAAGTTAAAAAAGATGATAAAGTATTAAAACAAGTAACTAGTTTAGAAAAATTGTCATTTAAAACGGATAAAGGTGAAGATAAAGCGTTATCTAAAGAAGAATTACTAGCATTATTACCAGAAATTAATAAAACAACGCCAGATGCCGAAACTGCAAAGGTCTTCCAACAGCTTATTATGCAACGCGTAATAAACAGTAAGATTATGGTAGATGGAAAACAATATACATTAAAAGAAATAATACCATCTGTTAAAGATTTTGCCAATATTGCAAAACCAGTTGATGGCATTTGGGGAAATAAATCAAAAGCTGTAATACGTGATTTGAATAAAGGATTTTTTAAAGTACAAAATTCAACAGACGTAACAGAACAATTGATTGATAGATTATTATCTCCAATTAAATCGGAATCTAAACTTTTATTGAAATCTATACTTCTTGAACTTAATTTACGAGAACAAGATTTTTCAGGGTTTGATGTTTCAGCTGTTACTACTCCAACGCCTGTTACTACTACAAAAAAAGAAGTTCCTAAAACAACAACATCTACATCAACTAAAACTGTTCCAAAAACGACTGAGCCGGAAAAAGCTAAGGCACCGGAAAAAACAAAAAAATCTGATACTGCAACACTTTTTGGTCATCGCCGCGGTATTGATAAAATAGCTCAAGAAACAGGTGGTAGTATACATTACAGCGAAAAGTTAAAAGTATACTATATTGATTTAGAAATACGTATTGTACGAGGTCCGGGAAAAATGGATGTAGATGGATTGTTACATATGCGTGATGATGGTACTATTTCTGCTACATCAGAAGGTAAACAAATTGTACAAGGTATTGGTAGTGGATGGTCTGATGGTGGTAGAAAATTAATAACGAAAACTGGAACATATACTAGCAAACTGCCAGCTGGCGATGCAATATATGATACATTATTTCAAGCAATTCGCGCCAATGCAGGAGCATGGAAAGATAAAACGTTAAATCTACAAATCGGTATTAATAGATTAAGTTTTAGAAATCTTCCCGAACAACCATCTTTAAAACCAAAAGCTACTACTACTAAATCAACAACGAAGACATCGACAAAAACTAGTACACAAGCACAAAAGCCAGCACCTAAACGTTTTATACAAGACGTTGCTAAAGCATTAAATGTAACAGCATCATATGATAGTAAACTTAAAGTTTGGTGGTTTGATGCAACTCTTTTATTAAAAAGAAGTCCAGGAGCATTTGATCAAAATGCATTTTTGCATGTACGCGACGATGGAACTATTATAGTTAAAGTAAAAGGTGCTACAATATTACAAGGTACAGGAAGTGGTTGGTCTGATGGCGGCAAACGTTTACAAGCAAAATTGTTTGGTAAAACAGTAACAGAAAAAATATATGTAACAAAAGCTGCAGCAGGTCCTGCATTTAAAGTGACATTATTAGCAGCAATACGAGCAATATCTTCATTTTGGTCAGTAACTACATCTATTAAAAGTGGTGTATATAGAGATGTTTTGAGTAATAAGTAAATATATTAAATTTAATAACAAGTTATGGCAAAAAATCATTTTCACAGCTCGGGCAACTCAAAACGAGCTACGGCACTTAAGTACGGATATAAATCTGGATTAGAACATACAGTTGCAGATTGGATAAAAACTACTGCATATGATTTGAAATATGAAACAGAAATCATAAATTATATAGTACCTGAGCGTAAAGCAAAATATACGCCTGACTTCGTATTTACAAAACGCAATGGCCAATTCATGTTTGTTGAAACAAAAGGACGATGGACTACAGCAGATCGTACTAAAATGAAACATGTATTACAGTCAAATCCTGGTGTTGATATTCGTATGGTATTTCAAAATCCTAATCAACGTTTGTCAAAAACAAGCAAAACTACATATGCTGAATATGCATTAAAATTAGGAATTAATCATGTTGCTAAGAAAGATATACCTGAAGAATGGTTGTTGGAATGCATAAAATCCGGTGAAAGTCCGATAAATGTTAAACGTTTCTTTGAATAAGGTTTGATTTTTAAATTATTTTTAATATATTCATGAAATATTAATGAAATTTATTTTATTAATAGATTGAATTATTTATTAATTCGATCGTTTGATCAGTAATGTAATGTATGTGTCAAACATATATTATTTATATTAATATTAATTATTAATTGGATTCCTTACAGAATTTTATTATTATATTAATATGAAGAATCATAAATTACTTCAATTATTGGAATCAGTGTTAGGTAAAGGAAAGCCTACATCCGGAGGTAATATAACATTCTTTTCTCCATTTACTTCACATTATAAACCTAAATTAGAAATTCGTAGTACTCCGGATGAAAACGGAAATTATACTTGGCACTGTTGGATTACTGATAAAAAAGGTAAAAGTATTCACACGTTGTTTAAACAATTAAATTTACCTAAAGAACGTTTAGAACAACTTAACCGTATAATCGAATCAACTCGTTATCGGGTTGATGCTAAAGAAATCAAAACCAATCAAACAATTCAATTACCTGCAGAATATGCTCCACTTTGGATTAAAAAAAATACGCCGGATTATCGCAATGCAATTCACTATTTAACAAACAGAGGTGTAACGGTTTTTGATATTTTAAAATACAGAATAGGTTATTGTGAAAATGGAGAATATTCCGGCAAGATAATTATTCCTAGTTACGATCGCGATGGTCAATTAAATTATTTTGTTAGTAGAGCATTTTATAAGGCAGATAAATTCAAACATAAAAATCCAAAGATTTCAAAAGATATAATTGGATTTGAAATGTTAATTAATTGGGCTGAACCTATTATTTTATGTGAAGGTTCATTTGATGCAATTGCTGTTAAAAGAAATGCAATTCCATTGTTTGGAAAAATAATTCAACCTGCATTGCAAAAGAAAATTATTGAAGAACGCGTTAAAAACATTTACATATGTTTAGATGCAGATGCTTTAAAAAATGCATTAGCAATTGCTGAAAAATTTATTGGAGAAGGTCTTAATGTTTATTTTGTTGAATTGCAAGATGATGATGCATCTGAACTAGGATTTCAAAGAATTACGGAAATTATAGAAAATACTGATATTTTAACCTTTGAGCGAATCATGGAGCTCAGAATGGGATTATTATGGACATAAAACATATTGATACATCAATTACACTGATTGATAAAATTTTTCATATTTCAGACGTACATATTCGTACATTGAAACGCCATACTGAATACCGACAAGTATTTAAAAATTTATTTGACTACATGGAAACCCACGCTACTAAAAATAGTGTCGCAGTTGTAACAGGAGATATTGTTCATAGCAAATTGGATATGTCGCCGGAACTAGTTCAAATGCTAGTTGATTTCTTTAATGGATTCAAAATACCTACCGTTGTTATTCTAGGTAATCATGATATGAATCTTAACAATATGCACCGAGTAGATGCAGTAAGTCCTGTATTAGATGTTATTCAAAATCCTAATATTCATTTTGTAAAAGATAATGGACTTTTTGAATTAGGTGGATGTGTTTGGAATCATATGGCAGTCGATAAGACACCTGCAGATTACATACGAGCTGATCAATTTTCAGCTACATATAAAATTGCAATGCACCATGGTGCTGTTAATACTGCTAAAACGGATATAGGTTATCAAATATCAAATGAACATGTAACAACAGAATTATTTGCTGGTCATGACATTACATTGTTAGGCGATATTCATAAGCCAGCACAATTTTTAGATGATGCACGTACAATTGCATATCCTGGATCGCTTATTCAACAAAATCATGGAGAAGCATTAGATCATGGAATACTTGTATGGGATGTTGCTAATCGAAGCGCTGAATTTACACAAATAGAAAATGACTACGGTTATGTTACTTTAGAAACACAAGGTGATAAAATTGTATCACATCCGCACCGAATGCCAGAAAAGCCTCGTATTAGAATTAAATTTAATGGTACTAGTGCAGCTGGAATGAAAAAACTAATTGCAACTATTCGTAAAAAGTACAATGTACAAGATATAACAATTCAACGTACGATTGATCATGGTGCAACGGCTGCATCATCTAGTTTAGCTATTGGTAATGTTAGAGACGTAGAATATCAAAATACGTTATTATCAGATTATATAGATTCACATTTTCCTCAAGCAACAGCAGAAGAAGTAGACGCAATTAGACATATTAACCGTACAATTAATTCTAAACTTCCAGCAGTTGAATCAATTCGTCATACAACATGGCATCCGATATCATTTGAATTCGATAACATGTTTTCATATGGTGAAGGCAACACGTTAAACTTTGAAAATTTATCTGATGTATGCGGTTTATTTGCAGCAAACACATCTGGTAAGTCGTCTTTGTTAGATGCAATAACATATACTATATTTGATAAATGTAGTAAAACAGGCAAAGCAAATGAAATATTAAACAATAAAAAAACTTGGTTCCGGGGTTTATTCAAATTTGAAATGAATGGAATCATATATACAATTGAACGTCGAGGTACTCAAAATAAAAAGAAAGAAACACACGTAAAAGTTGATGTTGATTTTTATACTGAAACAGAAAATTTAAACGGAGAAGAACGAAGTGATACAAATAAAAGTATACGTCGCTACCTAGGAACGTATGATGATTTTATTTTAACGGCATTTTCACTTCAAGCAGATAACAATAACTTTATTGAAAAGTCTCAAAAAGAACGCAAAGATTTGCTTTCACAATTTTTAGATATTACGGTATTTGAACAACTTTATCAACTCGCAGCTGATGAAATAAAAGAAACTGCAGGTCGTTTAAAAGATTATAAGAAAACGGATTTTGCTGAAATTATTATTAATTCTGATAACATTATTACCGACAACCAAGAAACAATTACGGCATTGGAAACTGAAGAAGATGTATTGCAAGATCGTCGTAACTCACTTCAAGAACAAATTGTTACATTTATTGAAACGAAACTACCAACATCTTATAATGGCCCAGATATTGAAGAATTAAAAAAACAAGAAGCAACATTGATTGAACATATTGAATCAATTCAAACAGACATTGAAACTGCGGAATTTGATTTAGAATCTTTGATTGCAACTATCAGTGAACATAAATCAACGTTGGCTCAATTTGATATACCAACTATAACAGAACAAACAAAACAATACTCTGCAAAAGAACATTCAGTCAATACACTTTTACAAAAATTACGCCAACAACAGGAGATAGTAAATGCAAAACAAGAAAAAATTAATCACCTTGCCGACCATGAATATGATCCGCAATGTCAATACTGTACATCTAACGTTTTCGTACGAAATGCAATCGAAGCTCAAAATACAATTGACCAAGATAGAAATGTATTAGATTCTTTAAAAGAAAGAATTGCAACGTTAAACAATGAATTGAAAATATTAAACCCGGTATTTGAACAAACGGAACAACTTAATGCGTTACGTAATACTATTGCAACAAAAACAATTACAAAAGAACGCAATGAATTGCAACTTCAAATCTTAGAAAGTGATTTGCAAACCCGAGAATCTGAATTAGAAACGGCAGTTGAACGACAAGAATCATTTCGCCAAAATGAAACGGCAATTAAACACAATCGAACTATTGACATTGAAATTGAATCTTGCAAAAAACAAATTGCAAATATATCAGAACAAATCAAAACAATTCAAAATCAAATTAAAAATAATTATGGGGCAATTGAAGTAGCAAAAACACAAAAATCTACGGCAATGCAACAATTGGAACGTTATCAACAACTTGAAACTGAATACAAAGCATATGGTTATTATTTAGAATCAGTTAAACGAGATGGCATTCCATATGAATTAATTACAAAAGCTCTTCCTAAAATAGAAGCTGAAATAAACAATGTACTTAATCAAATTGTTGAATTCAACATGGTAATGAACACGGATGGTAAAAACATTAATGGTTATATCATATATGATGAAGACAATTTTTGGCCATTAGAATTAACAAGCGGAATGGAACGTTTTATTTCATCTTTAGCAATTCGCATAGCACTTATCAATGTTTCGGCACTACCTCGTCCTAATTTCATTGCAATCGATGAAGGTTGGGGAAGTTTAGATTCAGAACACATTTCTTCTGTAGTAAATTTATTTGAATATTTCCGAACTAAATTTGATTTTTCAATTATCATTTCACACGTTGATTCAATGCGAGATATGGTCGACAATTTAATTGAAGTAAACAAGACACAAGGATTTAGCAAGATTAATCATGTTTGATATTTATAATAAAGATATCAAACTCAATGAAACGCAAAGAAGCAGTATATAAAGGTTTAGAATTCGTTCCGGTTTATTTTCAAGATACATCATTAACATCTCCGGACTATTTTCAAATAACTGAATTTCCTACACGTTTAACAGCCGGTAAAAATCTATTTAAACTTCGAGGTCATCCTACTAATTTACGTGTTGGCGGAGTATTAGGAATTGAAGTATTGGATTATAATGGCGATCCAATTTATTCTGAAGTTGTAGATTACATTGATGAAGACAAATCACGTGTCATTGCAATTTATATTTATACAGAAACATCACCAGGTGATTGCAGCATAACACTTTTAGCAGAAGCACAAAATATACAAGGTCAAGCCGTACCACAAGAATGGCAAGGTCGTCCAAATATCAAATGGCGTCGTACAGTACCTGTCAATCCAAATGTATCAAACGTATCTGAAATCATATTTTCTAAATTACCACAAGTAACAGTATCAGAACAAGTTGGAGTACAATTAGACCGAATTTATTCCGGCAGTCAACAATTTCCAACATATACAACAGGAACAGTAAGATTATTTACACTTAACGGTGCACCTGCAATAGAGCTCGTAGGGGGTAAATTTACTGGAGATATGAAGACAGGAACAATTACAGTTGCTACTCCACAAAATCCTTCTCCTACTCCTAATTACCCGGTGGTCTCCGCTCCTTACTCTAGTACAATAAAAAAAGTATTATCTGACACTACGATTCTATTAGATGAAGAATATACGGTTTATAGTAGCCAAAGTATTTTTCCTCACATATACACGGAATTTGCCGCATCAGCATTTTCATTGACATATGAACAAACACCTACATATGTTGCAACAGAAAATTCACAATCATTTGCTCTAGTGCAAATCAAAGGATTAGAACCGGCAACTGGAGATGTATCTCGCATAAAAGTTTATACAAACAATAAAGGTACGGTTGGTACGTGGGAATTAGTTAATGATGTTGAATTAGAAGAAACAGAAATATTTGTAACTAGCACAGCATCTTTATTTCCTGACCAAAGTATAGGCACATTTACATCTCAAAGCATTATCAATACATATTGGGAAGGATTTACGTACACGGGTAAAACTACCGGTACAGCTCCAACACTTACTTGGTCGACAGCATCATTGAACGATGCCATGAATATTACAAGTGCTACTAATATTTCTGCTCAAAATGCAGTGTTAGTAGTACAAAATAAATCTGCATATAATGGCATATTTATTGCAACATCATCATACAAAGTTTCTATAGATGCATTAGGTACACGCGATGCAACAGGACTTAACCCTCGCTTATCAGTATATGTTTCTGGTAGTGCTGTAGCATTCGACCCAACAGATTATTTTAATCAAGAACTTCCAAAAACATTAGGTAAACGCATTGGTGAATTAGAAGTAACTTCAGATTCACAACGATTTGATGATGTGGTATTTAATTTTGAAAGCAATTATGATGGTACTGGTGCACTGCTATTTGTAGTAGAATCAGGTCAATGGCAGATTGCAGATGTACGCACAACTACAGATAACGATGCTGGATATTCTCCGAATTATACTAGAATTAGATCAATAATTGAAACGCCACATAAAGCAAACAATCAAATTTCATTCAAAGTAGAATATTATAATGTTGATGGTGTTGTTAGCAAACAAACTTCATATCTTTATGATAACGTGTGGCAAGGCGGCAATAGATACATCGATGGCGATTATTCAATGCTTACTGGTTCACTTTATGTCGCAGATTCCCTAGAATCAGGAGTTGCAATTTCTGGATATAAAAATTCTGGATTTGTTAGATCATTAGGATATGAAGGTTTTGATGCAGGATTTCCAGGGTTCTTACTTTGGAGTGGTTCTGCACTAACCGGTTCGTTGTCAAAATACAATCAACCATATTCCGGAGTAGGATTAGAACTATATCTCAATACTGCTAGTTATTTTAGATATTCAACTACAGATGATGAAATTTATGTTGCAACAAATAATTTCTTTTTTGGTGATATTGCAACATCATATATTAGCGGTAGTAATGGATTAATTGAAATTTCATCTAGTAATTTTTTACTTAGTAGTAGCGGAGATGTATTTGCAAATGATGCAACTTTCACCGGTATAAATGAATCATCTGCATTTGCAAATACAACAGTAACAATTACAACTGCAAATTCATCTAGCTATCTCAGTCCACGCGGTTTAGGCACGATACTTTCTCCATATTATTGGGAATTAGTTTTAGATGGATCATTAGGTGGACTAATTTGTCAAAAAGTACTTATCAATTGTGATATATTAACAGCTCCATTTAATGCCGTAGTTAATGATTCAACTGCATATAGAGCAATTGGATCAATTTTAACGCCGGTGACAAATACAGCAGGATCCACTGTTATTATTGCTATCGATTCTAACCGTATAGTTTATTTAACTGATGAATTTGCACTAGCACAATTTTAAGAGGATATATATGGGAGTTTATTTATTAAAACCTGGCACATTTCAAATAACAACGGCTGGCACAAATTCATCTACATTATCAAGTATCGGCGGATCAAGTGAACCATTTTCGAAATTATTTCATTCTAATATCATAGTAGAATCTCAAGATGCAGCTAAATCTACATTTAAAGGTGATTTGCAGATTGATGAAACGTTAACAGTTAGCGGTTCATTATTAATTAATAATCATTTAACTATTAATACTAGTGGTACAACAACGGTATCGGCAACTGATTTAGAGTCAGTAATATTAGTTTCCACAACTAGTGGAACAGTAACATTACAATTACCAACAACCACCGGAGCTTCTAAAGGACGAATATATTTTATCAAAAAAATAGGTGGCACAAACGCATTAACTATTAATCCGGCGTCGACTACTACTATCGACGGAGCATTAACACTAGCTACATCGGATGCATCTGCATCTATACAATTGTTATCATCCGGTAATACATCCCTAGGATATTATATATTATCTGAATATGGTACTTGGACGTAATATATTTATATAAAAAGAAATACAAATGAACAAAATAACAACGTTATTTCCAGGCGGATTCAAGCCATTAACCGGAGCTCATTTAGCATTAGCAGAACGTTATGCTCAACACCCTGACACCGATCGAGTAATTCTTCTTATTGGGCCTAAGGATCGCGATGGAATTACCCGAGAAAAAACAATTGATATATTCAATTTGATTAATCGTAATACAAACATCACAATTCAACCTACTGAATTCAATTCTCCAATAATGGCTGCATATGAATATTTGTTTGCACTTCCAGCTGATGTACAAGGTCGATTTGCAATGGCAGCATCAACAAAAGGAGATGATTATGTACGTGCTAAAGATTTTGTTCCAAATGTAGATAAATACAAAACAATTGGAGATAAAAAAGGACGCAAAATTCCTTCCGGAGTAGATGCAACGGAATTAAATATTGATATTGATCCGTTACTATATAAATCAGGAGAACCAATTTCAGCATCAACAATACGTGTTGCATTAGCAAATGATGATTATGCTACATTTCGAGCTTCATATCCCGGGCAAAATGATGCTGAAGTAAAAAATATATGGCAAATATTAAAAGGTGTACAAGAATCATTGTTTTCAAAAGAATGGTGGGGTAAAAATTTACAAGAAGATATTTTTGATATAGTTGAAGGATATATGGATCCTAAAACTTCTGAAAAACACAAACATAAAATTTCTAAATTAAAAAAGTTTTTAGATTCAAATTTCGGCAAACCATTTATATATGATTTTGCAGATTTTGAAAAAACGGTTTATGGAGTTCCTTTAACTGAAGCAATTCAAATAATTAAAGAAGGTGGTGCAGCAGGACATATGGCACATCCATATGATGATCATTCATTATCATTTGGAGATGTAAAAGAAATTATTGCACGTGCATTAGGAGGATATTTAGATATTGAAGCCGCAGTAACTGAAAAAACGGATGGCCAAAATATTCAAGTAACATATAAAAATAATCAAATTGGTTTTGCTCGTAATAAAGGTACTGTAATTAATCCAATGTCAGTACAAGAAATACAAGACAAGTTCGGAGGACGAGGGCCTATATCAGATGCATTTGGTAATGCAGCAGAAGATTTAGCAGAAGCATTTAATCGTGTCGATCCTGAAACTTTAAATGGCATTTTTAAGAATGGACGAGTATTTGCTAACATGGAAATTATTTATCCTGCAACTAAAAATGTAATTTCATATGATGTTGCTGTATTACAATTTCACAATTTAGTAGAATATGATGAAGCAGGAAACACTGTTCAAACAGATTTAACGGGTGGTGGTGCATTACAAGGTATTATACAAGATGCTAACGCACATTTGCAAAAAACATTTTCATTTATTCCTCCGCAACGAATTAAAATTGGTAGATTAGAAGATTTTGAAGATCAACAAGCTGCATTTTTTAGTGAAGTAGATCAATTAGAATCTAGATATAATTTAAAAGATACTGATTTAGTTTCTGATTATCACAAGGCTTGGTGGGCAGATATAATACGAGAAAAAGCACAAGCTGTCGGATATGAAATTCCAGATAGTATATTGTCTTTATTAATTAATCGTTGGGCATTCTTTGATAAGTCAACAAGCATAGTTGCAGTTAAAAAACAAATTGATAACGTTGACTTTGCAAATTGGGTAACTGAATTTGATAAAAAAGATTTTAAAACGTATTACAAACAAAACATGGAGCCGTTTGAATCTATCTTTTTAAGATTAGGTGCAGTAGTGTTACGTAATGCTCAAAACTTTTTAGCAGCAAATACATCTAAATCTGCACAAGAATTAAAAAAGGATTTAGCAGATTTAATTCGAGAATTGCAAACAACTAATGATATTAATAGTATCAAGAAATTAGAGCACGAATTAAAACGTATACAACGGTTAGGTGGATTTGAAGCAATTGTACCATCTGAAGGCGTAGTATTTGTATATGGTGGCAATACATACAAGCTAACCGGAGCATTTGCGCCAGTCAATCAAATATTAGGGGTATTAAAGTACGCACGGTGATATTTATATTTATAAGAAAATAGGATTAAAGCAATGGCTGAAAAACACAAAAGCAAATACAAAAAACCAGAAAATACAAAATATAAATCTAGAAAAGATTTGAAAGATTATACTATGGATGATAAAGACGGAAAACTTAATCCATATTCTACAAAAGAAAAATTATCAAATGTTTTACGTAAAACTGATAAAACAGTTCAAGATGATGGTAATTATGATGTTAAGTATAATTCCGATGATCGATTATATAAAGATTTAGAAGATGGCGAGTATGATGCAAAGCATGCAGCAAAAATCCTTAAAAAACGTCAAGACAACGAAGAAAAAGAAACATCAGCTGTACTTAAAGATAAAGTAGAAAATTTAACTAGAGAACAAAAAGAACGTTTAGTTAGAGAATATGTTCGCCGTACTATAGTTAAACAATTGATTGAACAAGAAGACAAAGAGACGGAAGAACCTGATCCAAATGCAGCACCACCTGCAGATCCAAATGCAGCACCACCCGCAGATCCAAATGCAGCACCTGCACCAGATTTAGCAGCTCCAGACCCAAATGCAGCACCACCTGCAGCACCTACACCTGCAGCACCAACAACCCCAACTCCTGACGAAACAACAGCATCTCCGGAAGATAAAGCAAAAGAAAAAATTGCTAAACAAAAAATTGCTTTGAAATATTGGGAAGAAATGTTATCTGATCAAACAGGTCCAAATAGCCTAGTTGATACCGGATTTGATCCATTAGCAAAAGCATTAGGTAATCTAGATGTTAAAGATTTAAAATTAGCTAAGATTATGATTTTACGTAGATTAGCTAAAATAAAACCGGCACAGCCTAGCAATGACGAAACTGAAAAATAAATAATATATGTCAAATAACAAGTTACAAAACATCAAAGCCGTACAACAAATGATTGACGGCACACACAAGTTCCAAACCAAAAAATCAATAGGGTTTTCTGATGCTGAAGCCATGGCTAAAAAAGCACAACGTCATGAAGTGGGTGATACGTGGGAAGAAACAGACGCACATGGCCATGTATACATCATAGAACAAAAAGAAGGGTTTCGAATACGTAAAACAAAAAATTCTGATTTATTTCAAGAAGTACGAGATGAATTACGAGCATTTCCAAAATGTCAAAAAGCAACATGTACATGTTATCAAGCAAATCAACTTGATGAAAAAATGAGAAAGATACATGGTATGTGTTTTGACTGTGTAATTGAAATGGAACATCAAATGAAAAAAGATGGAACATTTGATGAATATGCTCATAATAAAATACGAGAAAATGCACTAGCATGGTTACGAGATGCTGAACAAGATGTCATGATGTTAAAGAAAACATATACAGAAGCTTCTAAATTTGTACTTAATGGTGATGGCGAAACAGAATCATATGCAGCAAGAATGTCGCCAGAGGAGTTCGAAGATAAAATAGAAAAAAGCTTTGCAGAATTCAAAGAAAACTTTTTAAAAAAATTAAATGGAGAAAACAATGAAAATAATTAAAAAATATTGGGCAATTATAGTAGGCGCAATACTAGCAGCATTCGGAATTGGAATAGCTGTAAACAAAAAATTAAATGATAAGCAACTTGCAAAATCAGATAAAAAAATTGATGATAACAAACAACAAGCAGATGTTATATCTGGTAAAGTTGATGCAATTGAAGATCAAAAAACTGATATTAAAAAAGATATTACAGCATTAACGACAGAAGTTAAAGAGTTAGAAGAAAAAAAACAAGAAGTAACTACAACTACTCCTAAAACTGCAAAACAAGCTAAAGAAAATATCTTGAATAAAACAAACAAGAAAAAGAAAAAATGAAACGTTTATTAGTTATATTTTTATTTCCGTTATATGCATTTACGCAAACATATCCGGATACATGTTTTACAACTCAAGAATTAAATGATATTTCAAATACAATAGATTCACTTTGGCAAGTTGATGAAATTAATACCAATATTATTTCCAAACAACAACTTATAATAAAAAAGCAACAGTCTGTCATGTATTTAGATTCAGTACAAATTGCATTGCAAAAACAACAAGTTGCGTTATTGCAAACAAACATTGATTTGTATGTTGAACGAGAAAAACGATTACAGCCAAAGTGGTATGATAATAAAAACATATGGTTTGGCTTAGGAATTTTTACAACATTAGGTTCTGGAATATTAATCAACGAAATACTAAAATAATATGTCTCAACCAAACATAAAACAGATTATTCAGCAACAATATCAAATGTGTGCTAAAGATCCTGTGTTTTTTATGAGACAATATTGTTATATTCAACATCCTAAAAAAGGAAAAATTAAATTTAATTTGTTTCCATTTCAGGAAGATTCATTAACCGAATTACGAGATAACAGATACAGCGTTATATTGAAATCTCGACAGTTAGGTATATCAACATTATCTGCCGGTTTTGCACTATGGAGCATGTTGTTCAAGGAAGATTTCAATGTACTTGTTATTGCAACGACACAAGAAGTAGCAAAAAACTTAGTAACTAAAGTGCGCGTGATGCATGAAAATTTACCAAGTTGGCTCAAGGGAACGGTTGAAGCAGATAATAAACTATCACTTAAATTTAAAAACGGTTCACAAATAAAAGCAGTATCATCCGCAACAACCGGTGCACGTTCTGAGGCATTATCATTGTTAATCATTGATGAAGCTGCATTTATTCGAAACATTGAAGAAATATGGATAGCCTCACAAGCAACACTATCAACGGGTGGTGGTGCTATAGTTTTATCTACTCCGAATGGGGTAGGTAATTGGTTTCATCAAACATGGGCAGATGCTGAAGCTGCAATCAACGGATTCCATACAATTAAACTGCATTGGACAGTGCATCCCGAACGAGATCAAGCTTGGCGAGATCAACAAACACAATTATTAGGTGAACGTGGTGCAGCACAAGAATGTGATTGTGACTTTATTTCATCTGGTCATACTGTAATTGATGGTGCTATATTGATGGAATTTGAAGAAAAATGTACAGAGCCTATAGAAAAGCGAGGATATGATAATGCATATTGGGTTTGGGAATATCCGGACTATTCGCGAGACTATATGGTTATTGCTGACGTTGCGCGAGGGGACGGCGGTGACTGGTCAACATTCCATGTTATTGATACTTTAGATATTCGACAAGTAGCAGAGTATAAAGGAAAAATGCCACCTAATGATTTCGGAAACATGTTAGTTACAGTTGCAACAGAATGGAACAATGCATTGCTAGCAATAGAAAATGCAAACATTGGTTGGGCAGCAATACAACCAGCATTAGATAGAGGTTATCAAAATTTATTTTATACATATAAAGATGATGGATATACAGATGCCGATGTACAATTGAAAAAAGGTTATGATATGAAAGATAAGAGCCAAATGGTTCCGGGAGTATCAACTACATCACGTACACGTCCATTAATGATTTCAGCTCTAGAAATGTATATGCGAGAACGAACTCCTATAATTAGATCTAAACGTTTAATACAAGAATTATTTGTATTTGTTTGGCTAAATGGAAAAGCTCAATCACAAAGTGGGTATAATGATGACCTTGTAATGGCATTTTGTATTGGCTTATGGTTACGTGATACATCACTTAAATTGAGACAACAAGGCATTGAATTAAATAAACGTGCCTTATCACACTTCACAAAAACAGATCCAGTTATATACACCAACAACCAACGCAGACAAGATACTGGTTGGTCATGGAATAATGGAACCGACGACGAAAGTTTAACTTGGTTGTTGTAAAACACCAATGGTTCTATAATTAGTTATATTTATATTAAAAATAATATATGGCATCATTAAGAAAACGATTACAAAATCTGTTCGCCACGAACGTTATCGTACGGGCTTATGGAAAAGACCAACTTAAAGTTGTAGATACAAACCGTTTACAGTCAACGGGAAATCTAAATCAAACTAAAGTTGCTGATAGATATACTCGCTTGCATGGTTCAAATCGCCATCGTGTAGGAGGTATGGGTGGATATGATTCAAATTATTATATGCATCAAAATCGTATGCAGTTATACACTGATTACGAAATGATGGATAAAGATCCAATCATAAGTGCGGCACTTGATATTTATGCAGATGAATCAACTCTCGCAGATCAATTTGGTGATATTCTAACTATCAAAACAAACAAAACTCACATACAAAAAATACTTTATAATTTATTTTATGATGTATTAAATATAGAATTTAATCTTTGGCCATGGATTAGAAACATGACTAAGTACGGCGATTTCTTTTTAAAACTTGATATTGCTAATGAATTAGGCGTAATTAATGCACGTCCTTTCTCTAGTTATGAAGTAGAACGTTGGGAAGAATTTGCAGAAGATACGGGTGATTATAAAATTAAATTTCGTCACGCATCGAGCCCAGGTTTAATGTATGATGTATTTGAAGTAGCACATTTCCGAATGTTATCTGATTCTAACTTTTTGCCATACGGTAAATCAATGTTAGAAGGAGCACGTAAAGAATTTCAAAAACTTACAATGCTAGAAGATGCAATGCTTATTCATAGAATAATGCGTGCTCCGGAAAAACGTATTTTTAAAATTGATATTGGTAATATTCCGCCAAATGAAGTAGATACATTCATGGAACAAGTTATCAATAAAATGAAAAAAATTCCACACGTTGATGCACAAACTGGTAATTACAATTTAAAATTCAATTTGAACAACATGTTGGAAGATTATTACTTGCCCGTGCGAGGAGGACAATCATCTACTGCAATTGATACATTACCAGGAATGACATTTACGGGTATTGATGATATCAATTACGTTAAAGATAAAATGATGGCTGCTCTTAAAATTCCTAAACCATTTTTAGGATATGCAGAAGCAGTTGAAGGTAAAACTACATTAGCATCGATGGATATTCGTTTTGCTAGAACAATTGAACGTATTCAAAAAATTGTTACTTCTGAATTATACAAGATAGCAATTGTTCATTTATATGCACAAGGATATGAAGGAGAAGATTTAGTTGGATTTGAATTAGAATTAACAGCTCCGTCAATTGTATACGATCAACAAAAAGTTGCATTAATGACTGAAAAAATGACATTAGCAACATCAATGAAAGATTCAAAATTAGTATCAGATAAATACATATATGAATATATCTTTAATATGACAGAAGACCAATGGTTGCAAGAACGTACCAATGTTATTGAAGATTTAAAATTACGATTCCGACAAAATCAATTAGAACAAGAAGGAAATGATCCTGCGGTTACGGGAGTATCATATGGTACGCCACACGATTTAGCATCAATGCATATGAGCTCAGATGATGTTGAAGATAAAGACAAAGGCGGTCGTCCAAAAGAAGGAATTAAATTTGGACAACACAAAAATGCATTCGGATGGGATCCTACGGGTAAAAAAGAAATTGATCAAGCATTTGATTCTGAAAATCAAAAAACAGCCTTTTTACCAGATCCACGAAGAGAACGCAAATTGGATTTAGCTCATGAGAATGTTATAAAAACAATGAAAAGGTCAAAAAATAAAACCGAATCGAATATCATTCTAGAATCAATGGCACCGGGAGAGAAACCAAATTCCGATGCAGGAACATTATTAGATGAGAATAATATTTTATAACATATTTATTTAAAAAAAGTATCGTATTGATATGAAAAAATTAAAACATTCAAAGTATAAAAATACCGGCATTCTTTTTGAGATGTTAGTGCGCAAACTAACATCAGAAACATTGACGTCGGATAAATCAATAACAATTGATATTATTAAAAAATATTTTGGCAAAAATACCGAATTAGCTAAAGAATTACAATTATATAATGCCCTGATAAAAGAACAACATAAATCGGAAGCACGTGCATTAGATTATATGCGTACGGTAAAAGATGCTCATAAAAAATTAAATCAAACAGTTTTAAATCGTCAAAAATACAATTTAGTAAAAGAAATTTCACAAAATTTTGTTTTTGAAAATATGGCAAAAATACATATTAATAACTATAAAGAATTAGCTTCTATATATTTGTTGTTTGAATATGAGGAAACGGATAATCCAAAGCAATTAATGCAATGTAAAAATGTTTTATTAGAACATGCATTACCTAAACCAAAAATTACGGAACAACGTGATGTAGTTATGGAATCGTTTGCTAAACAAGACAAAGACGTTCGTTTATTGACATATAAATTGCTAGTAGATAAATTTAATACTACATATTCAAATGTATTATCAGAGTCACAAAAACAATTGTTAAATAAATATATTACACACGTTAATGATACTGAAGCTCTTAGAGAATATGTACAAAAAATAATTCCTACTATTAAAACAAGATTAGCTAATCATGCTAAAAATATTGATGATAAAGTTGTTAAGATTAAAGTAGAAAAATTATCAGAAATGCTTTGCAATGTAGAAACAATAAAAAAATTAAAAGAATCACATATATTGAACTTGATGCGATACATGGATTTGGTTGATGAATTAAATGAGATACATAAATGAAATCATTCTTACAACAAATAGAAGAAGCATTTGAAGCTGTTGATAAAACTGATGAAATTATAGATGATCTTGCAAATCATGTAAATCATTTACCAAATGAAGACTTAGAATTAGACGAAATTTCAACATCTGGAGCCGCAGGTTCATATATGACGCCAAATGCATTTGCAAATGCAGATGATGATACGGTTGAAGTGTTAGGAATGAAACGGGTTAAAAATGTACGAGAAGGTATTAATACTCCTCCGTCATATCGTCCTGGAGAATATCAACGTCCCGAATCTAGTGAAGAAGAATACATGGATAAATTTCCTTTTGCTGATGATGATGCAAATTGGCAACATGCAAAATTCAAGTATCCGACAGAACCAATAATATCATCATATAACAGATACTCAGACCGGCCGGCACATGTATCATCAAAAATGCATGTTGAATATGATTGGTCAGGAGTAAAAAATAAAACAGATAAAAACGTATATGAGACAATGGATGCAAAATATGAACAACTTATAGAATCATATCGCAATTTCAAAAAAGGAGATGATAAACCTTCTAGTAAAGTAAAACGAACAATTCAAGAAATTGCAATGAAACTTCGAGAAATAGAAACATTGGTAGAATATAATTCACGTTTGAAAACAGAATCAGGAGTTACATCATCACATTATGGGCCATCAACAACAAAAGCATTAAATAAAATATCTGAACGATTAATTAAGATATCAGAACGCGTAAGAGCATTAGGAGAATAATATGTCAAAGCAGTTAATTGTAGAATATATACCATTTAAACCTGTCGGGACATTAACCGAGCAATCAGGTGCTGCATATGGCATTCCTGGCGGAGTTGTTGTGCAAGGTGTATTGCAACGAGCTGGAGCTAAAAATCAAAATGGTAGAATATATCCTAAACATATTCTAGAAAGAGAATGTAAACGATATCAAACCGAATATATTGATCAACATAGAGCATTAGGCGAATTAGATCATCCAGAATCATCAGTAGTTAACTTGAACAATGTTTCACACAATGTTTTAAAAATTTGGTGGAAAGGTGATGATTTATGTGGAGCAGTACAAATTCTAGATACGCCATCTGGAAACATATTGAAATCATTGTTTAAAGCAGGAATTACATTAGGTATTTCTAGTAGAGGAATGGGGTCAGTTAAAGAATTACGTAGTGAAGGTGTAGTAGAAGTTCAAGAAGATTTTGAATTGATATGTTGGGACTTTGTTTCTAATCCATCAACTCATGGGGCTTTTATGCGGCCTACGAGCATGAATGAATCAACTAATAAAAATATAACAACAAATAAATATAGTGGTGTAAATAGTATTATTACATCAATTTTATGTGAAGATGGTAAATGTAGGATATAAAATATGAAAAGCAAATTACAACTAGTACGTGACTTATTGTACGAAAGAGATGAGAAAAAACAAACAGTATTTGGTGAACAACCGGCGCCGTTATCTATAGACGAAAAAAGAGCATTAGCTGATGGATTAAGTAGATTCTCAGAATTAGCAGAAACATTGCGCGCACGAGGCGAACGTTTAAAAGAATCAGTTGAACAAATATCTAAAATGGTAGAAGTTGCAGATCGAATGATTAGCGAATCTGAAAATGATGTCGTTGATAAAATAGATGCATCTCGTCGTTCTAAATTTGTAAAAGCATCTTTAACAGAATTACAAAAAAGTGCAAATGAAGTAATGATTCACGAACGCAGAATGGAAGCAGCGTGTGAAGATATCCGAGAAGGATTAAGTAAATATTATGATGTTCGTTAATTTGGATATCATAATTTAATTTTTTATATTAAAGGTAAGTATGATGAATACGTTTAAAAAATTGTATAGAGATTTCTTCGGACTAACAGAATCAGTTGAATCAGCTGATGAAAAATTAGTAGACGAAGCTAAATTGGTTAATGGTATTGATGAATATCAAGGTGGGGTTGTATATGCAATTAAAGATCCAGCACAGGCACAGTCTGTTTCAGATGATATCAAACAATGGGCAGAAAAGAAAGGATTTACTATAATTAAACGTACGTTATCTAAAAATGGTAAAAGTGGTTATTTCTATTTTCGATTAGGTGATGATCCAGAAAAGGATGCACAACGCATTCAAGGTTATTTTGCTCAACGTTTAGAATTAGCAGCGTTTAAATTCAAAGTTCGTGGAGAAGCAAATCCGGCGCGAGAATTACCATCACCAGAAATGCAAACCAAACGTCCTTTAAGAAAAATTTAATAACACATATATGAGTAAAAAACAAAAACAACACAAAGCAATTGTACCAGGTCACGCTACAGCAGTTAATGTAGTAGGAACAAGCCGAGAAGATTTTGCACATGCAATGAAAATATTTAAACGCAAAGTAAAATCAGCAGGAGTTTTAGAAAAAATTAAAGATAATAAAACTTTTACAAAGCCAAGTGTTAAACGTAGACAAGAATTAAGTGCAGCACGTTACATTCAACATGTAAGAGATTTACACCGAGATTAATTGATTTACTTGAAATTTTAAGCCCTAGCCTAAAAAGTTAGGGCTTTTTTACTGGTTTTTTATTTTTGCTTATATTTATTTGTAGAATACGCTATTCTATCTTATATAGCGTTACATAATTTTATATTCTTATTAAGATTTTCAAATAATCTTATTTCCAAAAAACAAAATTTAAGGAGAACAAGTATGGCAAAATCAGATTTGCTAAAACAAGCAATCGCTGATGCTAAGGCAGTTAAAGAAACGGCATTAGCAAACGCAAAACTTGCATTACAAGAAGCATTTGCTCCTAGACTTGAAAACATTCTATCAGCTGGTCTAATGAAAGAATTAGAAGAAGATGAAATGGATGTTAACATGGACTTGGATGCAGACGCAGAAGCTGGAATGGAAGGTGAAGAAGGAATGGATATGGGTGAATTCCCAGATTCAGTTAACGTTGGATTAGATTTCAATGATGACGGCGAGTATGATTTAACAGGAATATTAGGTGGTGAAGAAGATGCAGACTTAGAAGCTAGTGCAGACACTGGAATGGAAGCAGGTGCAGAAGCTGGAATGGAAGCAGGAATGGAAGCTGAAGAAGATGATCTTAATTTAGATGAAATTTTAAGAGAATTGGAAGAACCATTGGATGGTATGGAAAATGAAGGTATGTACGGAGAAGGTGCATATAACGAACAAGAAATGCCAGCAGAAGAACCAGTAACTGATGAAATTGACGAAGATATCAATTCAATCATCGAAGCAATCTTACGTGAAGAAGAAATGGTAGATGAGCCAATGGCTGGTGCAGCTCAAGTAGATGCATTACAAACCGAAAAGGCAGAATTAGAGCAAAACTTAGAAGAAGCATACCGTACGGTTAAACACCTTAAGTCTGTTATCAACGAAGTTAATCTTTTAAATGCAAAACTTCTTTACACAAACAAATTGTTCCGTAACTTTGACTTGAACGAAGGTCAAAAAATGAAAGTTATTGAGAATTTTGATAGAGCGGTATCAACAAGAGAAGCAAAATTAGTATTTGCTACATTGGCTGAAAGCTTTAACAAACCAACACAAAAACGCAAGATGGTAAAAGAATCAGCAGCATCTAGAGCAATTTCTACAACTGCGCCATCACGCCAAACAACGCAAATTTTATCTGAAGGTTTTGAAATGGCAAACCGTTGGAAAAAATTAGCAGGATTAATTTAATTTAAAAAACAAACAAGGAGAAAAAAAGATGAGTTTAAATTCATTATTACAAAGTCCTGATAATTCTCAAAGATCAGCTGCATTAGCAACTGTGAACAAATGGGAAAGAACGGGATTGTTAGAAGGTCTTAGAAATGAGACAGAAAGAGCAGGAATGGCTCAATTGCTTGAAAACCAAGCAAGACAATTAGTAAAAGAAGCTTCACAAACAGGTACAGCAAATGGATCTGAAGAGTGGGCTGGTGTTGCACTTCCATTGGTACGTCGTATCTTTGCTGAATTTGCAGCTAAAGAATTTGTATCAGTTCAACCAATGAACTTGCCATCAGGTCTAGTATTTTACTTAGACTTTAAATATGGTACAGCTCAACCTGGATTTGATAATGACAATTCTAATAGAACAGGTGATCCATTTGGTAATCCTAATGCATTAGATTCATTGTTTGGTGTTACAACTACTGGTTCTGACGCAGCAGGTGGTCTTTATGGTGCAGGTCGTTTTGGTTATTCAATCAACAACGTAACTACATCTAACTTGTCAGCAGTTGCTTCAACAGGTTCTGGTGCAGGTGCATTGTCTGATGCGGCAGATGTTAACTTTGATAGTGCATATTCTGCTTCTTTATCTAGCTACAAAAAAGTAACTATTGCAATGCCAACTAATGCTGATTTATTTGCAGTTAGAGCATTTACATTGTTATCTGGTTCAACTGAAATTATTCCAGTACAAGCATTTTCTAAAATTACATCTGATTACACTGCATCATTCATTGTAACAACCGCACAAGCAACATCTCTTCAAGTAGCTAAAGCTGCGTCTGCATTATTTGTACAATACAGTGTACAACCATCTGATGTAACTAGAGGTGATTTTGAAGATAAAGATCCATTTAAAGGGTCAGGTACTTCAGGTATTAATGTTGGTACGGATATTGACATTCCAGAAATTAACTTGGAAATGCAATCAGATCCAATCGTTGCTAAAACACGTAAGTTGAAAGCAGTTTGGACACCTGAATTTGCACAAGATTTGAATGCATACCATTCAATTGATGCTGAAGCTGAATTGACTTCAATGTTGTCTGAGTATGTATCAATGGAAATTGATCTTGAGATTTTAGATATGTTGATTTCTGCGGCTCCTACAACTGAGTATTGGTCAGCATTGAATAACAACGTATGGAACGGATCTGGATTTACTCAAGCAGCAGCTGGTTCAGTTGGTGCAGCTGGTGATGGATTCTACAACACTCAAGGTGGTTGGTTCCAAACATTAGGTACTAAACTTCAAAAAGTAAGTAACAAGATTCACCAAAAAACATTACGTGGTGGTGCTAATTTCTTAGTTACATCTCCTGCAGTAGCAACTATTCTTGAGTCTATCCCAGGATTTGCTGCAGACACAGATGGTACTAAATTAGAATTTGCTGCCGGTGTTCAAAAAATTGGTGCAATCAATAACCGATACACAGTATACAAAAACCCATACATGTTAGAGAATGTAATCCTTATGGGCTTCAGAGGTAGTCAGTTCCTTGAAACGGGTGCTGTTTATTCTCCATACATTCCACTTATCATGACTCCATTAGTTTACGATCCAGTTAACTTCACTCCACGTAAAGGTGTTATGACACGTTACGCGAAGAAAGTGGTTCGTCCTGAGTTCTACGGTAAAGTATATGTACACGGACTTAACACTCTTTAATAGTTAATCAATTTAATTATTTAACTAATTAAACAGAAAGGGATGGCTTCGGTTATCCCTTTTTTACTATCCAAATATTTATATATAAAAGATATGGCAGTAGAAAGAAACAAATATTCCATGGAAGCGATTATTCGTTATGATGGCCGATTAATTGACGTATTAGATAGAATACGAGCAGTTCGTTTAGTATTAATGGTACATATCGAACAAGATTTAGGACCTGATAAAGAACGAATTACTATAAAAATAATGACGCCATATGCTCCTAGAGAATCATTTCATGCAGTTAGAAAAATGTGTTTAGGTAAAATTGAAACTCTTAAAGACATGACACTGCAAGAATCCACGCTTACAAAATTACACTAAAACAAAGGATAGTTATGGCTACACAAAACAAGGAGAAAACTCCACCGAAGAATGATATTAAATATACAATAACATTATCAGACGAGCAAAAACAAGCAAAAGCAAAGATTATTGAAACGCCATTTAATTTTGTTTTAGGACAAGCAGGTAGTGGCAAAACATTGTTAGCAGTACAAATTGCATTAGATATGTTTTTTAAACGACAAGTAAATAAAATTATCATAACTCGTCCAACCGTATCAAATGAAGACAATGGATTTCTGCCGGGATCATTAGCAGAGAAAATGGATCCATGGTTAGTTCCACTTCGTAGCAATATGCGTAAAGTTTATAATAAACCGGAAATATTAGACAAAATGGAAAAGGAAGAAAATATTGAATTGGTTTCATTAGCACACTTCCGCGGACGTACATTTGATAATGCAATTTGCATTGTAGATGAATTTCAAAATTTAACTAAACAACAATTACAAATGGTATTATCGCGTTTAGGAAAAGACAGTTTAATGATATTAACGGGTGATAAACATCAGATAGATTTGAAATTTAAAAATGATTCTGCTATACATGATGTACCTAAGATTAAAGGATCAAAGTTTGTCAATGAAATTATTTTAAAAGATAATCATCGTCATGAAGCGTTAACGGAGATTTTACGTCTCTTAAATGAATCATATTGATATTTATATAAAAAGGAAATACCATGGATTATTCACAAAATTCACCAATCTGGCCAGGCAGTTCGTCATTCACAACTGGATCGACGCCTTTTGGGTATTTTGATGCCGATCCGGTGTTTCAAGCACACGCAGATAAATTTGCTAAATTTGCAGCTAACACGGTAGGATATCCTATAATGGATGTTGAACTTCAAGCTGTAAATTTTTATACGGCATTTGAAGCGGCAGTGATAGAATATTCAAATCAAGTTAATCAAGTTAACATTGTTAATAATTTGTCAAATTTATTAGGTGCCCAAACTGCATCTAATTTAATTGGCGCATCCGGATTAACAGGTAAAGTGGTAGGAACATCATTATCATACATTGTTAAACTAAGTAAAGCATATGGTACAGAAGCTGAATCTGGTGGTACTGTAAGATGGCATTCTGCATCATTTGATGTAATTGATGGTATTCAAACATATAGTATTCGCAATGCAGTTTCTGCATCATTAGGATTCCCTTTAAGTAATACTAGTTCAATTGAAATACGTAGAGTGCTTCATCAACCACCTCCAGCAATAGTTAGATATTTTGACCCATTTGTTGGAACTGGTTTAGGATCTCAAGGTTTATTAGATGCATTTGATTTCGGAGGATTTTCTCCTTCTGTCAATTTTATGATGATGCCAATACATGCAGATTTACTTCGTATTCAAGGAAT